GAAGGTAAGCCGTGGCTGCCACGATCAACGCCACACTCAAAAGCGAGACAGCCAACAGCTATGTGACGTTGGCTGAAGCCGACGCTTACTTTGAAACCGTTCCAAGCAGCACGCAATGGGACAACAAATCTGATGACAACAAAAACCGTGCATTGATTTCAGCTACCCGCTGGATTGACACGTTGAATTTTTACGGCGACCGTTGTGATACGAGCCAAGCGTTGAACTGGCCTCGTAACAATTATCACGTTGACCGTGTAGAGCTTGTTTGCAGCAGCATTCCGAACGATATTAAGTATGCAACCTACGAGCTGGCACGGGCTTTAGCCAATGACACGGACTCGATTACAGGGACTACCGGCGATACGGGGTTATACGAATCCGTCAAGCTCGGAGAAATGGAAGTCAAGTACAACACTTCTAGTCAGGCTACTGGAACTGTTAACAACGTATTCGACGTTTATCCTTGGCTTCAGTCTTATCTCGGCGCTTACTGTCTGGGTGGCAGTGGTTCGTATCAAGTCCGCGTTGTAAGAGGTTGACATGGCTGGAGCGCTAGACAGTTTATTTAAAAGTGTTGCCAAGTCGGTTGTTGCCGATTTAGGTAAATCTTTTGATCACACAATTACTTACACCCGTAAGGCGTCTCCGACGTATAACACCAGCACTGGAACGCTAACGACAACCGATACAACCTACTCGTTTGACGCTCCAATCGAGTTTGTGCGTTCAGAGGAGGAGGCCGAAGCGGAAAAACGTACAGGCAAGTTGTATGTAACGCCTGATCAAATTGGCGATAACCAACCAACGTTTGAAGACACGGTGACTTTGAAGTACGCAGGGTCCAACCGCATTGCTCAAATTACAGACATTCGCACGTTTAAAGGCGATCAAGAGTATTTATTTGTTTTGGAGGTAGTTTTCTGATGGCTAAATTTGCAGACACAAATCTAGACGATTTTGAAAATGATTATGAAGCTTATTTCGACAAAGCTTTTAATAATCTAATTCAAACTGCTGTAGCAGGACTTTCAACTCCAGAGCATAGCCCTGTCTATACCGGGCTTTTTGCGTCTAGTTGGAAGGCTAGGCAAAACAGACCTATTGAAAGAGATTCGAGAGAAAAAACTGATCGGTTTAGGCGAGACAAAGACCCCTGGAAAAATGCTTATAAAACAAAAACTACAAACAGTGCGGGAAGAGAAACTGAATGGGGGCCAATGCCTCAAGGCGGTATGGAGCAAATTAAAAGAAGGTTTAAAGTCCCTGATTTTAATTACAAAAAAGGGCCTGTCTATATTGGTAATCAAGTCCATTATGCTCAGTATGCTTTAGAGGATGGGCGTCCTTTAGCGTTTATACAAGGAATGAAGAAAATTGTTGACAATGCTTTTCAAGAAAAACTTCGTTTGGGTAGTATTTATGCAGGTGTATCATTTGCTCCACAACAGCAAATGGGTGGTCAGCTTACTGCCGACTATCAGGGTAATCCTATTTTGGAGTGATCTAACTAATGACACTTGTAAATGCCCGAGCTGCTTTTGAAAAAGCCGTAACTGATGCGGTAGTTGCTGCAGACGCCACAGTGTCAATGATTTATGACAACGTTCGATTTACTACGCCAGGTAAAACCAAAAAATATGTGGCAATGAAGATTACGTTTAACCAGTCGACTTTGCAAAACCAAGGCGCTGCCACGGACTATTACAGCGGAGTTGTCCAGTGCAACGTGTATGTGCCCAAGTCTGCTGGTACGGTAGCACTTGCAGCAGTTAGCGAGTCAGTGATTGACGGTTTAACTTCCGTTAATGCTGCTAACTACACTGACGCTTTTAGTGTTTCCCCAAGAGTTTTAGACGTTACTGGCCCTAGTGCTTTAGAGCTTGAAGACCGTCCTCATTTCCTAGGAATTATTTCTTGCCAATTTACAGCAGTTGTATAGTATATTAGTTGAAACAAGATTGTTTTATGCGAGCCACTGAACTGCTTCGGAACAAATTTGGCATTAGTCAGCTTTACAAGCATGAAGTTAAAGATGGCGACGAAGTGGTGCTTGAGGTTTACTGGCATCCGCTAACTATCGCCGAGCGGGAAGCCATCCAAAAAAAAGCAGGATCTGACGATGCCAACGATTTTGCGCTGGGCATGATGATTGAAAAATCTCTTGACGCAGATGGCAACCGTCTGTTTCAGGATGGCGAAAAAGCTCAGCTTAAAAACGCTGTAGACGCCAGCGTATTGCAGGATATTCAACTTGCCATGCTGTCTTCTGGCTCAGAAAACAAGGTGGAGGAAGCGAAAGCTGATTTGAAAAGCTAATAGCAGCTGGTTTTTTATTTTTTTTCTTGCAAAGGAGCTGGGCACTACAGTGGCTCAGCTCTCGTGCCATTTGACACAAGAAGAGCTGGTTGGTTGGGCTGCTTTTTTTGAATTAAAAAGTGAACAGGAAGACAAGGCTAGAGATCGTGTGCAAACCAGCCGAGGAGCGCAAACGATGGGAAGGCGGTAAAGTAAGGCAATAGGTCTTTGGTTTGGGCTTGTGGCTGACTACGGCGTAAATATTGCGGTTGCGGTCAAGAACAGCCAGGCAGTCACGCAGCTTTCTAATAAACTAAAAGACACTGCAGCAAAGATTGAGGATATAAATACTCATTTTAATAGTTTTGCAAACATAACCGGGAAAGTCCTTCCTGGTTCCATTGCTAATTTTAATAAAACGCTAAGTGACGCAAAAAAGAATTTAAACGATGTTGCTTTAAATACTCAAAACGCCGCTGATGCTGCAAAAGAATTTTTTGAAGCTCAAAATCAAGCTAATCGTGCATTAAAAGAGCAGCAAAATTTGCTTCGAGCTGCTCGACTCGCAGGCGAAACTGTTTCTAAAAAGCCATTTGGCCCTATGCCATTTGGACAAAACCCTGGAGATGTTCCTACAAAAGGTCGTCCAGCTTTTGATCCGGTGGAAGGGCGACAACAGGCAATCGCTCGTATGGTAATGCTTGAAACGGCTGCAGACGCAAAAGTTGCAGATGCAAAGCGAAACTTTATTCTTGAACTTGGCCAAATTGAATTAGACCTTGATCGTAAAATTAGAAACAGAGAAATAGATAATATTATAGAACAGGTTAAACTTGAAAGTAAACTTCAAGATGATCTTTTTAAGTCAGCAATAAAAAAAAGTGAAAAAAGAGCGCAAACGTTTATGGAAGAGCTTGGGTTTAGAAAGGGTGAAGAATTAAAAGCGATAGCAGAAGTTGATAGAGCAAGAAAAAAAGCAGAAGGCGAGGCAGTAAGACTTACTGGCCAAACCAGTCCAATCGGTGGAGCGCTAGGTATTCCAGGCAGTCCTGCTGCTTTGCTTGCAGCTCAAAAAGCTCAAAAATTAAAGTCTGCTCAAGGCAGTGCGCTTATTGGAGGAGCATTTCCATTGTTGTTTGGTCAAGGACTCGCTTCTTCAATAGGTGGCGGACTTGGCGGTTTTGCGGGAGGTCTTGTTGGCGGAGAATTTGGGTTTGGATTGTCTTTAATTGGAACGCAAATAGGGTCAATTATTACGCAAGCAAATGAAATGGCAGCTGCGCTTGGAAAAGCGTTTAGGACAGGCGTAGGTGGAGCGCAAGCTTTAGAAGAGGCTGTTGGAGAATTAAGCGTTGAAAACAAAGAATATATTAACAATTTAGAAAAATCTGGTCAACTTGGAAAACAACAACGAGCAATTCTGGAGCAACTTGAGGAAAAACTTGGTAATGGAGCTAAAGCTTTTTTAGAAAGTGCTAAAGCGGCTGACCGAGCAGATAGATCTACTCAGCAATTTATAAAAACACTTCAACGTCTTATTGTTCCTGCGGGAACTGAGTTTGATGTGTTAACTACCGGGAAACCTGTTACTGAGGTTGAAAAAACTCCAGAGTTAACAAAAGCTGCGCAACTAAGAATAGAAATTTCCAATCAGTCTCTTGAAATTGAAAAACTAATTTCATCAGAACGAGCCCTGCAAGGCACTAAATTATTTGAAAAAATTGCACTAGCGAAAAAAGCAACAGCTCAGGCTAAATTTGACCTAGAGCTTACTAAGTTGTTAGCACAGGTCGAGCAAGGAATAATTACTGATAAAGAATTTCAAAATAATCAAGAAATAAAAGCGATTCAACTAGGAAGAATAATGACAGATATTGAACAAGAAAAGGCCGAAGCAATTAAAAATTCAGCTGAAGAAGCAAAAAAACTTGTTGACCAGCTTGCTTTAGGAGTCGCGCGGGCACAACAGCCGGGAGTAAATCTTGCAGAGCAAGTGCGTAATGAAAACAAATTTTTGCAAAATGCTGTTAAATTTGGAGAGCAATCTGCTCGGGACTTAGAGCAAATAACAAAATTAACCATGAGCGGGGCAATGAGTGCCCAAGAAGCAACAAAACTGGTTACAGAAAATCGAAAACTTAAAGATGCCTTAGACGCAGGCAAGACCTCTGAAGGTAAAGATTTTACTCCGCAACTTAAAAAACGCCTTGGCATTATTGAAGCCCAGATTAAAGCAGAAGAAGAAATTGTTGGGTTAAGCCAAGAAGGAGCTGCCATTATTAGTCGCAAACTTGCATTTGAAAAACGTATTGCTCAAATACTTGAAACTGGAAAAGCAGAACGGCAGAAACTAACTGATTTAGAAGATATTTCTTTAAGCAAATCTATTCAAGAAAATGGGGTCAAACTTGCAACACTGCAGTTTGAACGGGAAATTGCTGTTGCTTTAGATCAGTCAACTAAAGCAAGTGAAAAAACACTTGAACCTGTCCAAAAAAAATTAAACGCATTAAAAGACCGCAATGCGTTTGAGCGTGAGTATGGAGAGCTGATTATGAGCGGCTCAACAACTGCCGCTGCCAAACAAGTTATCGAAGCTAAAAAACAGGTTAAAGAAATTGATGAACTTGTTAAAAAACAAATTTTATCAAATCAAATACAAATTAACATTCTAAGAATTATTGTTGCTCAAGCTATCGGCACTGATCGTCACGCAGAGGCACAAGAAGCATTAAACGATGCTTTGGAACGCGAAAAACAAATTAGAGAAGAAGGCGAAAAAGCCAAGGGCGAGGTTAAAGGCAAAAAAACTCCTGCAGAAAACATTGAAGCAGAAATGAAACGCATTCAAGGCGTTCTCAATGATCTTGTTGACCCTGCAAATCAAGTTATTGCAGCTGCTAATGCTATTGGCGATGCGTTTAGCGAGTCGTTTAAGGGGTTGATTACCGGCAGCATGTCTGCTCAAGAAGCACTTAGAAATCTATTTGCGCGTACTGCAGATCACTTTGCGGACATGGCAGCGCAAATGATTGCTAATGCAATTAAAATGAAAATACTAGGGATTGCATTAAATTTCTTTGGATCGGCAGCTGGCTCCTTTAGCCAAGCCCCAAGTGCTGCTGCTCAAACTGCTGGTGCTAACGCATTTAGTCAACCTGCAGTTCCGTTTACACTTGGATTTGCAGAGGGTGGGTACGTCTCCAGTCCTACTCGTGCTTTTGTTGGCGAAGGAGGTGAATCCGAATACATTATTCCCGAAAGCAAGATGCGTGAAAGCATGGCGCGTTACTCGCGTGGTGCTCGCGGTTCTTCTGTTATCCCAGAAGCGGGAGGCTCTGGAACGTCAGGAGAAGGAGGCGGTGTAGCAGTTGCCGCTCCAATCGATGTTCGGTATTCAGTGGAACGTATTAACAGCGTTGACTACGTTACGGCTGATCAGTTCCAGCAAGGCATAAGGCAAGCTGCTGATCAGGGTGCTAAACAGGGTGAACAACAAACGCTTAAGCGGTTGCAGATGAGCAGCAGCACTCGTAAGAGGTTAGGAATGTGACGCAGTTTGCTTTCGGCCACGTTTTACGAATTAAGGCAAAAGATACCGTTGAATTTCGGTATCAAAACTTTTTTATTAACAAGCAACTGACTTACAAAAACGATGGTTACACTTTTGCGCCGTTTGGTTTTTCTGGCGTCACCGTTAACCGCACAGGTGATGGACTTGAAGCCACGCTTGTTTTTCCAAATAATGAACTAACTCGTAGTTGGGCGGTTAAAGCAATTCAAGACAGTTACATAATGGAGGTGGATGTTTTAATTATTGAAGACACTGACCCTGACTCTGGCCTTACAGCAAACCACTCCACTGTCCATACCTATACCGGCCAGGTAACTGGAGGCCAGTGGGATAACACCTCGCTCAACCTAGAGCTAAGTTCTGTCTTAGATGCTGTTGGAACGGATGTACCAAGGCGGTCTCTAACGCAACGCATGGTTGGCAACCTACCGATTAGCAACAGTGTCCGACTGCAGTAATCTAATCGGGATGCCGTATCGCTTTGGCTCTGACGGTAGTGACGGCTATATCGACTGCATACACTTGTGTTATCAGGCATTGGAGCGGATGGGCGTCGAAGCGCCGCCGTTTAAGCAGTCTTGGTATGAGGCAAGCAAATGGGAGATCTGCCGCGACATTATGCGTTGGGGTATGCGGGTTGAAAAGCCTGAGTATGATGGTGACATTCTGCTGTTACCGCAGCAATCCTGGGCATTTGCAGTCACATGGCAGACGGGAATCTTGTACGTCAATCGAATGTCGGAGAAGGTTCAGTGGTCTTCGGCCCGTCTGTTTACGACGTACCACTGCTTCCGTACGAAAAAGAGTTAATCAAGACGATTGGAATAACGGAAGAGGAGTATCGCAAATTTGCTGCTGAAGTAAGACGTAAGGGTGTGGTGCGTCCTGCTGAGTATGACCATATTCCTGACATACAAGCTACTGGCACTGAAGCTGTTTTAATAAATATAGCTATCACCCTTGTGCTCACTGGTGTCAGTTATCTGCTGACACCAAAGCCCAAGATGCCTGAGGCATCAAAGCGGTCGCAAATAGATCTTGGGAGTGTCAACGCAGGCAATCGTTTTACGCAAAGCCGGGGCTTTGACACGCTTAACGAGCTTGCAGATTATGGCGCACCCATCCCAATTATTTTTGGCCTTTACGATCAAAACACTAATGTTGGCGGAATGCTTATTACGCCAAAACTTGTTTGGTCACGGATGTTTAGCCATGGAACGCAGCAGTCTGCCAAGTTGATGTTTGTTGTTGGCGAGCAAGGAGTTGCTGATGGTGAAAAACCTGATGGAATTGAGCAGCCAAGTCTTGAAGGTATTTTTCTTGGCAATAATGCTTTAGACGCCGTACACGAAGATTTTTTTGCTTTTTATTGGAAACAGAATACAACTACTTCAGGCAAGACTCGTATTAGGTTTAGCAATAAAGTTCATGGAACTAATGGTTCCTTAGATTCAGGAGATCCCTCTAAGTTCTCTGCGCCTGATGAAGATGCTTTTCATTGCCCAAACAATGTTTCTGACAACTCAAAAGATTTTTGTCATGCATACTCACCGGCTAATAACACGGATTTTGGTGTTTATGGGGCTATACCAAATGGCAATGGCTACAGAGTAAATTATGAAGTAGTGTCAAATGTTCACAATGATAAAGATGACCGTAAAGCAGAAAGAAAACGAGCCTTTAATCTAACGTTGCGTCGTATGAAAATTGTTGGAGATAAAGATTTAAATATAAACGCAAATGATCGAGATCTTTTACGCAAAGTTAGAGATCAAAACATGGAAGGAAGCGGGCGTCAATACAGTCCTCGCATGGGTTTAGTTGAGTTAGAAAAACAGTCGAATGGCACCACAATTACTGTTGATGGCTTAGGCATACCTAATAAACTTAAAACGCTAGTAGATGTAGTAAAAGGCGACAAGGTCAAATTTCGCATTGACCGCTCCACAATACCTAAAGACAAGTATCAGCGCACATCTAGAAAAGAAGGAGAGACAGTTGACGACATAAATCAAACTATTATCTCAGAGCAGCTTGCAGCCGATGATGCAATGCAGATTGGTGAAAAATTTGCTATCGGAAACACTCTTTGGACAGTAGTAAAAAGAAAACTAGAGCGTTTTGACCCTGACGGCAAAAATAGTCAAATTATAACGTTGCGTTGTCTTGACGTAACTGAATCGCGAGGAGGAAAAATTGGCCTTGTAAGTGAAAATTTAGTAATAAATCCTGAAGGGAAAGATTTTATTTCTGACGCCGTTGGCATTGGAACTGCATTTTTTCCTATTACTCATGTTTCTACGGGGCTAGTAAGAAACAATAGACCTGCCGTGGTTACTGAAATTGGCCTAAGAAGCAAAGTTTTTCAACGTTTGAATGGATTGTGTGCCTTTAATACCGTTCCAACTCCAGAAAGGCTTAGAGAGCTTGAAAAAGAAGAAGCTGAAGTACGATCTGGAACGTACAGTGGGCACATTAAAAGATCTTCTGTTTTTCAAGTATTTGTTCGCCGAGCCGGCTTAGATGAAAATGGGGTTAAATTTATTTTTGAAAAAATAGATTTGTATTTTGCGGTTACAGGCAGCAAGCCTGTTCACCAATATAATTTTATACGTTTTACTCATCCGCAGGATTTGCCGCCAACCGAGCTAGAGTATAAGTTTGTCGGTATTCCTGGATCTGAGCTGCGAAACCTCGGAGATGAACAAGAAATAATTAGTCTTTCGGCTTCTAACTCTGAGAAAAACGATGAATTGCTTTCCTTGTATGTTGACGTTGGAGCACTTGGAAGATTTCAAATTGCGGTTGCTGGCACGCCAACTTTTAAAAGTCAAATAAAAATCAACAAAGAATTTATTAGAGAACCTGAGACAATTATAGCTCCCAGCCCTGCGCTTCTGCCTGAAGTAGTTGTTCGCAGCATTGTGCTGCCTCAAACTCAAGCAGGAAATATAACAATAGTAAAAGCTATTCAAAGAGAAACAAATATCTCTAGCAACGATGCCGTAGTTTTAGGTAAAAACGGTGCGTTTTTTCATGTAATTTTTGGCAGTTGTGACGATCATCCGTTAAATGAAAACGGTCTTACATCTATTGAAACAAGAGAAACGTTAAGTGATGATAGCCGTAAATGGATAGTTGTTCGATGGACAGTGCAGAAAAAAAGACTTTCCGACACTCATTACGCTCGTATTAGCAATGGTGTAACATTCACGTGGGCTTTTATAGGTTGCCAAGTTTTAGGCAGCTCTGATGGCTACACAGTTGAAGAAATTTTAGAATTTAAAAGAGGATTAGGGGCAACGTCAGGAACGTCTGGTGCTTACCCTACTAATGGTTCTAATCCATTTGTGCCTAACAACCCTGGTGGCACTATGACTTTTTCTGGTCAAAGATATAGGGTTACGGACATTGACACTTTAGGGGCTCCTATCGGTCGCACACAGGCTTATTATCACGAAATTTTTGGCAGCCCTGACGAAAAAAATATCGGACAGTCGAACACAATTATTCGCACTTACTCGACAGGAGGTAAAAGTATAAAAATACAGTTAACTGCAACTGTTAAAGAACAGGTAAATCATTTTAGTGGCGAATCTAAAGCATGGACTCATCCTAGTAAAATAGAAGTTATTAAAGATTCGGACACAACAACTAACTGGGTAGAAGGAGAAACTTTTGACGACCTTGTAACAATTACTCCTGACAATCCTTATATAAGTTCTTTTCTGCAGACTGGCTTTAGATACGTTGTTGCAAATTTAACATCAAAGCCACAAAACATATTTGCCGGCGAAACAAAATTTGAAAGCCACAGTCAATATGCTGACCTCAGTTTTTATAGAGGTCAAGTACAAAAATCAAACGAATCCGAACCTGAACATAACATCGTTTATATCAATGAGATTGTGCCTAATGCAAAAGTACCAGAATATAATAATTTAACGCTTGCTGGCTTGTCGTTAAAGGCAAGCCGTAATTTTACAAGCCTAGATCAAATGCGTTGTTGGCTTAATAGTGGGCTGCACGTCAAAAGATTGCATCCTGATAAATCCGTTTACAATTTGGATGATCTTGCGGCAAATAATAAAGTTTCTGGTCCTAGCAACTTGTTCACTGATTTAGTGTTTTACCTGCTAACCAACCAGACAGGTGGAGCGGGTGCTTTGTTAAAAATGCACGAAAACGATGAAAAACCCGCATTGTTAAATAAACAAGACTTCGAAAACACTTCACTTTTCCTGCACGCTCAAAAATTATTTTTTAATGGAGTAGTAGGAGACAGAACAAATCTTCGTCAGTATATTACGGACACAGCGCCTTTTTTCCTGTGCAATTTTGTAATTATGGACGGCAAATTTTCACTTAAACCGGCGATACCTGTTATGGAAAAAAGCGGTCAAATTAACGTTGGAGCGGTAAAAATAGATCAACTTTTTACTGCTGGCAACATCTTAGAAGACAGTTACAAGGTAGAGTATTTAAGAAGCGAAGAACGCAGGCCGTTTAAGGCAGTAATGCGCTACAGGCAAGAGACTAAAAATAAACTGCCTGAAGAAAAAGTCATACAAGTCAGGTTGCCAGGACAGTTTCAAAAACATGATATAGATTTATTACCTCAAGAGCAATTTGACCTAACACAGTTCTGCACTTCAGAAAGCCATGCAATTCAAGTTGCAAAATATTTTTTAGGGATTCGCGATTTAGTGACCCATACAATTAGTTTTTCAACAACTTTACACGGGCTGGACTTGCAGGCTGGATCTTACATAAAAGTAATTACAAGCTCTAGCCCCTACCTCAGCGCAAACAACGGAACAGTTAGCTCTACTGGAGTGGTAGAAAGCTTGCAAGACATGCCTGATGGCCAGTATGAAGTATTCTTCTTTAAAACAGACTCGCAAGACGTTGAAGAAGCAATAATGCAAGTTAATAACGGCATTGTTTCTGACGCGACTTTTCACAACACCGTTTTTAGTGTCAAAAATGAAACTGTCTCGCAAAACGTGTATGTTGTAGAACAGTTGACTTTTTCACAGGAAGGAACAGTAGACATTGTTGCCTCAGAGCATCCTTGCGATGATGATGGGTCTAGCAAGCTTGCGAAACTGATCGCAAGTGAGAACTCTGTTATTACTGATCAAAGCTGATGGCCTTTCCAAACTTAAAGCCCTCTGGCCGCACCTACGAGCCCGGAAGTTATCCGGTCAAAACGTTCAAGTCGCAAAGCGGGGCTGAAACTCGGATTTTGTACGGCAGTGAGCGGAGTGAGATGAAGCTCAGCTTGTCTTACGCCAACATTGGCGATGCAAACGCTGAGCTTTTTCTTGATCACTATGACGAAGTGCAGGGTACGTTCCAGACTTTTAACTTGACTGGACAAGCTTTAGCCGGATGGACAGCAAACCGAGATGCTCTGAAGCCAGCTGAAATTGAAATTCCGACTGTGACCTACTTGGTAACTGTGGTCAGCAGCGGTGGAGGAAATAAATACCGTTTCAACGGAGGGACTTCTGACGCAGAGACCTTGCAGTTAACTGAAGGCACCGTTCATTTGTTCAACCAGCAAAACGCCTCCAACTCAGGCCATCCATTGCGGTTTTCTGAGACCAGTAATGGAACGCATGGCGGTGGAACGGAATACACCACAGGGGTAACGACATTTGGCACGCCTGGCCAAGCAGGTTCCTACACCAGGATTCTGGTAGCCAAAGACGCTCCAGATTTATTTTATTATTGCACCCAGCACAGCGGAATGGGAGGTGCAGCCAATACGCCTGCTGCAACAACAACCGCTGTTAATTCTGGCAACACAGCTGAATACAGATATGAGGGTCCACCACAGGTTGTTCAGGTGCGACCTGGAGTGAGCACTGTTACAGTGAATCTGATTGGCGTGATCTGATGGCAAAGGTCTACTCCGGCAGGGACGGCGTATTGCAAGTCGGTGGAACGACCCTTGCCAAGGTCGTTAATTTTCAGTTGTCTGCAAATTTAGAAACACTTGAGACAACAACGTTGAACGAGCATATTCGTGTTTATTCTCCCGGAGTGGTGGGCTATAGCGGCAGCGCAACGTTGTTGTATTACAAAGAAGATGACGGCACTTTTAACACTACAAACATCCTCAGCAAGCTTTACAAAACTGGAATCGATGGCATTAGCAGTAGCGATACTGTTGAATTAACTTTTCGCTGGGTTGATGGAACGGATAACAACGATATTAAGCTAACTGCATACATCACTAGCGCATCTATTGGTGCAGCAACAGGTGACATTGTTAGAGCTGAGGTGGCATTCCAAGGCACTGGAGCGTTGTCTACGGTAACAATCTCATGACGGTATATCTTGGAACGCACGGCGAAATTGAATTAAAGCGTGTCTTCAATGGCAGCGAGTTGCAATCGACCATTGACGTTGATGACGTTAATGCAACGGAGAAACGATTTAGTTTTGACTTCGAGCATGGCCAGCTGTTGACAGGCGATCAAATTGAAATAACAAGCACAGACGGCAGTGGTCTTGATTTTATCAACAGCTATACAGATTCAAGTGTTAAAAAATTTATTTTTGTTGACGAGCTAGACGGGATCAGGCTTTACAACACTTTTGCCTTAGCAGTAGCGGGTGGCAAAGCAAACGCCGTTGCTCTTGCAACGCCTGGCAACGCTATTCCGATCAAAGTAAAAGTTGAAACTATTGCGCCTAAATTGTTGGCGCAGGTTAACAGTTTTGAGATCAATACTGAGCGCGAAACAGTGGATACAACGGTGTTGGCTGATGAGTTTCGTTCCAGAGTCAATACGTTAATCTCTGGTTCTGGTCGCATCAGTGCGTTTTGGGAATACACAGGAGATACGGCCAACGAGTTACCAATGTATTTATTTGAGCTAGCACATCGAACAAAGGTTGGCAGTAATTTTTCAGGTCGATTTTACATTAAGAAGTCTGGCTACAACCCGAGCGGTGTTAGCGACCGAAATGACGACGAGATTTGGTGGAACGTCGAAGGTGTAATTACAGCGGCAGCCATACAGTTTTCACCGGATAGCACTGTTCAAATTACAGCTGACTTTGTTACCACTGGTGAAATACAGCTAAGAATGAAGCTAGAGACGCCAGACGCTCTGTTGCAGGAGGACTCTGGTGACATACGCTTGGATCAAGACAGCGGCGCTAAACTGCTGTTACAGCAGGACGTTTAACCCGGAGCTAGCCGCCCATGGCTGATCTAAAAATTAGTGATCTTAATGCGCTAACTGGCTCAGCCCTAGCCACTGGTGATTTGGTTGCTGTCGTCGATAGCAGCGCCAGTGAAACCAAAAAGCTGACTGTCGGTGACTTGATCGCTAATGGCGTCACAGTCATTAGTGACGCAACGATCCCTGGCGCAAAGATTTTATTTGCTGATGGCGGCATCGCTACAGCAAAAATTGCTGATTCAGCAGTCTCAACAGCAAAGGTCGCTGACGACGCGATTACGGCTGCAAAGCTCGGCAATGAATCAACGGTTGATCTAGTTACATCACTGCCTACCTCTGGAGTTTTTACAGGACAGCTGGCTGTCGATACGGACGACAACTCTCTGTATTGCTGGAACGGTAGTGCATGGCTAAGCCTTAAATCTCCTGGTTCAATCAACAGCGTTGCTGGTAGCACTGTTGGCGTTATTGACATCACCACTACTACGACAACCGGTGCAGTCACGATTGCAGCAGTCATCAACAACACGTCTGCAGCAAACCAGTTTTTAGCTGGTCCTACCAGTGCTGGTGGTGTAGTTGAATATCGAGCGATTGACGGCAGCGATATTCCTGTTGCAACTAGCAGCGCCAAAGGCGGTGTGATTGTCAATGGTGAAGGACTCCGCATGGATTCCAACACTATTGAGGTCGATAACGATGTAACTGCCAGTTCAACGCATCACGTTGTCACCTACAACGCAAAAGGTTTAATTACTGGCGGTCGTGCAATAACTTCTGCCGATCTGCCTGCTGCAACCAGCTCAGCAAAAGGTGCTGTTATTCCTGGTGCGGGACTTTCAGTTGATGGTAGTGGAAACCTAGGCATTACCAATACGGTGACACCTGGCACCTATACAAAGGTGACCGTTACGGCACAAGGTGTTGTTTCTACTGGCGATACTTTAGCTGCTTCTGACGTTCCAAACCTTGCAGCATCGCAGATTACAAGTGGAACGCTGCCTGCAGACAGGATTGCAGCTGATGCAATTACAGCCGCAAAATTAGCCGATCAATCTGTTACTAAATTTGGTGGCGCGGGTGCAACTGATAACGTTGTTACCTTCCCTGATGGTGACTTTAAAGGTCAATTCTTTTTTGACGAAAAGAATGAGGACCTGTACGTTTTTACCGGAACTTCGTTCCTGCCAATCACAGTTATTAGCGGCAACCTAGTCAACGCCGGAACGTATAACGCCAATACCAACCTTGTTGCTTCAGTTACCACTGCTGGTTCTGCTGCTGGCTTTACAGCCGGTGGTGCCTTGCCAGCACCTGCAACTGGCAACCTAAACTATTACGTTGTTGTTAGTGATTCTGGAACGGGTTCAGGTAATGCGCCAGCTGTAAGTTTGGCTCCACCGGATATGTTGATTTCGCTTGGTAGCGGGTCAACGTTCCAGTTAATTGATGTTAGTAATGCTATTGCTGGCCAGACAGCATCTAACATTTCTGTTGTTGCCACCGGCAATATAAGTAGCACTAATGTTCAAGCTGCCTTGCAAGAGCTTGATAGTGAAAAGCTTGGTGCTGCTAGTCCCACATTTACTGGAACGGTATTGCTGGGTCAGAATGCTGTATTGGCGTTTGAGGGCTCTGCAGATGATGGTAGCGAAACTACGATTACGGTCACTAATCCGACTGCTGATCGCACGATTACGTTCCCTGATGTTACAGGCAACGTCGTAACTACTGGTGATACTGGGACGGTTACTAGCACGATGATTGCGAACGCAACGATTGCGGACGCAGACATTAGTTCATCGGCAGAGATTGCAGTTAGCAAGCTTGCAAACGGCACTGCGCGTCAACTGCTGCAGACTGATTCTGGTGGCAGTGGCGTTGAATTTACTAGCAACGTTGATGTCCCTGGAACGTTAGACGTTACGGGTGTTGCAACGTTTGATAGCACTTCAACGTTTGCAGGTGTTGCGACGTTTAACGCCAACATCGTGATGGAGGGCACGTCTGCTGATGATCATGAACTGACGCTGA